CTCTCCGGAATCCGTAACGAACTTGTCAGTTTTAGCTTTTTCAAAGGTTTACTCGCAGTATTTCAAAATGCTCACTGTTTCGTATACAGATTGCGCCGATGAAGGTAAGACAGCAGTGCGAGAACTGCTCTCGAACTTAGTCGTACGCATATACGAAAACAACCTAAACCACGCGTTTGTGCATCACTACTTAGTGGATGATGCCCAGACGAAACAAATACAAACGTATTTGTCTCCGCGCATAGTACATCAGGCCGTAACCGGCGCGTTGAGATTTTCCTCGCATCCCGTTCTTGCAGTGCTTAACAGCTTTGCAAATGAAGTATCACGGGACCTTGCTGAGGAATTCGTAGATCAAGGTTACACCGTCATGACGATGGGAGATTCTGTTAACACCAAAATCACCGCCTCATCCCACAACTGTTTACTGTTGGATACCAACCGTGAACTTTCACGAATCGTCATGACTTCGAACTCCAAATCCCCGAGTTCGAAGGCACTTAAGGACTATTCTGTTGGCAAAACCAACACATGCCTTACCTGCCACTCTGGTTGTCAAAATTGCTCCTATCAGGCCGATATCTTGTTTGCAGTTCATTCTGCTTACGATTTATCCTCCCAAGATATCATTGATATCTTCAATAATCATAGTCTTGAGCAAATGTTTGTTTGGATTTACACTCCTGCATCATTTTTTGACCCCAAACTTGTTGGTTTTGACGAGAAGGTCTTCTCCATTACCCAAGTTGGCGAGAAAATCAGATTCACCATGGGAGATTTCTCCACACCCTACGTGCACGATAAGAAGAACTGGCAGAATTTATGCACAACTAGCGTATATCAAACTCCAAATTTCACAATAACAATGGAGTATATGCGCACACACGGGCCATTAGCGCTCCTGCACTTCACGAAGACACGACCAATGTCTGGTAATTTATTTATAAATTTCCCCTTAACTAAATTGGTTGGCGATTACGTCTTTGTACCATGCATGTTAGAATGCGCGGAAAAACATTTTGCAGTTGAGCAGCGCTCTTTACATCATTACCTTGTCCCTTCCCATGTGGCAACTTACTTGATGACATATACAGCGCGTGTTAATGACGAAGGTTACAGCTACACCGAGCTTGCAGTTGTTGGTGGTGGCATGTTGCGTTCCCTCAAAATCGGTAACGTGACATACGCAGATCGTTGGAATGTATCACCACGTGAATTCCACGCCGTCACAATCAGTTTATTTATACTCGGCGCTATCAATCGTGCCGAGCGTACAACAACTATAAGTAAAGCCTTCGAGCACCTGAAGTCATGGCGAAAGAATGACGGCTTATATTACGAAATTAGAAATACTTTCTATAAGTTCGTTAATTGTCTACCAACTTTCGCAGAAAAACGATTCGACTCAGACGATAGCACAAAACGCCTGTGGCATATGAACGTGTTATATCCGCAAGACTATACACAACATAAACAATTTAATGGTGCATCCGACAAACCAGCTGCACCTATTGTAACACCATTGCCGCCTTTATCCAAGCCACCAGCGCCACACGTATTTTATATACCACCCACAAAAATTAAATTTAAATGGGAAACAGAAATGGCGCGACGCAATTCAATGCGCAAATTAGCCTTTGATTTTATTTGGAAACGGCGCTGCTTGCCTTATGATCGTGCAGTTGTTTGTTTTGACGACATAATACCTCGACCTTATAACGCACCGCACGCATTTAATAAAACACGTTTGTTGATACCTCGCAAGATTCCCGCACATCGCGATGTTCGTGCTAGAGATGACATCAACATACCATATGATGCATATCGTAAAGAGAATGATACAGACTCTATAAATGATATCAATATTGGTCCTTTCGACCGCGACAGCGAAGATTATACCGCTACCACCGAAAGCAGTCTTAATTCCGTTACCGATGAGCTTCTCTCTGATATTGACGACACTCTTGGTGTTAATGACGCACTTTATACACGTAATGCCGGTGTTCCTACAACAGAAACACCAAATACGTCGACAATCGACGCGGCATATAAGCGCTCAGTCATCACTACTACATTTTCAATCAATGCAGATCAAGTTGACCTTCAAGTCATTGATAGTGATTCCAGCGACGATAGCGCACGTGATTTAACGAGCATGGTTCAAAATGGTCCACCTAATATCTACACCGACCTTGACCTTGACATTGAGAAAGATTACATACTACTACGTTGTGTGCAATACCTCCCTGAAATGCAATGCCCCGAGCGTGCAAATAACTACAAATTTAATACGATTGTTATTCCGCGCACATTTATACCCGGCCATTGCATCATGTCTGCTCTGTGGCATTGTTTGCCACATAATAACAAACCACGCCAATCAACGGTTATTCGACGTGTCTACCTTGCGCTCTGCAATATGTATAATTTAGGCGCCGACATCAAATTAGAATGCATACAAAACTATATAGTTCACGGCACTTGGCAGGATATGGACGCACAGTTCGTTGTCCTCGCCCTTGTCGTTGCGTATGCATGTAATATTGAAGTTAACGGCACCACTGGGTACAAAATGAGCCCCAAAACATACGGGTTCAATGCCGCAAATGGCACCCACAAAATATACTACAACGGAAAAGACCACTACTCTGCCTTGCCATCTGGCGGCACCAAGGATAAATTCACCGAATTAATTCGTAAGATCGGGATTGAAAAGCACACTGTTTTAGAATTAAGTTGTGCTCCTGGTTCATTAATGCGTATGCTGTTAGATCAAACTGATTGCAACTTGGTTGCAGCGCATTACTCACCAGGTATCCCTGTGGATATGAAGGGTATCCAAACAACGAAAGTTAAATGTCACTTAGACGCATCTTATGTAAATGCCACAGCAGTTACTCGTTCATTCAAGATACTGCCATACAAAAATTATGAACATTTATACACACGTGCGCACGGCTTAGGCGACTATGATGTCGTTATTTGCGACGCTGCTGCACCTGTTTGTTCTGAAAACATCATTAATAACATGATGGCTGGCATTAAACAAGTTTTAAAACCTGGATGCACACTCGTTGTTAAACACTTCTCCCCCCTTCTCTCCGTCTCCAAACTTGCCGTAATGTTCGACGAAACTGAAGTATGGCAAGACCCCGACAATAAGAAGCATGGCTCTGTTGAGCGTTACACCATTATGCGCGGTTATCGCGCATCAAACAACCCTGAAGTTGCACTGCGTGATATTCATAATCCATTGAATGAATTCCTATGCACTGCCGTTTTCGAACCTGACAAGAAGAAACTCATCACGTTCATCGATTATTATTTCGAGAAAATTGGCACACATAATTTACAGGAATTCCGCGGTGCAGGCCTTCCAACTCGCATAAATTTCGAATATTGTGCTGGCTACGCCAGTGCTGGTAAAACAACCAAACTTATCGAAATGATGAATGACGAGTACAATAACGATTGGGTTTTTGTTGCGCCAACGCGCAAGCTTATGGAAACGCATGTTGAGAAAGGCGCTGTTAGTTACACGCAACATAACATCTTTGACACACGTAATAAATATAAATGCATTGTCATTGATGAATTTTCGTGTTTCTTCGCAGAATACCTTGCGCTTATATCCATCCGTTTCCCGGGGGTACGCATTATTATTGCGGGTGATGTCTACCAAACACCTGCGATTGCTTATAACACACGCGTGAAATACACAACATTTGCCGATCTCGGCATTGATAATAATCTCACCGATGTATACGCTGTGCCGCAAGATATCGCGGCGTTGATACGCAACAAACTTGGTTATGCAATGCACTCTACATCAGAAGTGCAACAGGGTTTATTCAAGTGGACGGATGCAATTGACAAGCTGAAAGGCTTTCAATTCATTTGTTTTAACGATTCAACTCAGAAACAATTGCAAAAGGACGGCTATCGTGCCTCAACTATAACCACGTATCAAGGATCACGCGATCGTGATGTTGTTTTTTATATTGACGACAAAGCAATCCATTCATCACTAACAAGTCGAACACAGTGGGTCTATACAGCAATGACCCGTGGCACCCATAGCATTATTTTGTATGGTAACACACAAATCTTGGAAGCCTATTTTAATATACATGGCACTAAGATCCCAACATATTCTTTCTATTCGAATTTAGATGTTGTTACCGACCAAGTCCCAACTGAAAACTCATTTGAGAACACTGCCCGCGACTTCGTGAAGGCTGAACCTGCACCTGCGATTGCAAAAGACAATTGTCCTATGTACGCCGCTGCAGTTATAGCCTCCGAAGTACGCACACAAGCGAACGAAGCAACCGCATCACACATGTTTTTATCTCCATCGCGAATGCCTGATGTTATTACTGGCTACTCAAAAGTAGACCCTTTGATGATTCAGGAAACGCATAAAACATTTACTGGTTGTCAATTATTCCCTGACATTCCGTTCGTTAAAAATCAAGTGAGCAGTGATTCGCGCGAAACAGTGCGCACTTTGTGGACTCGTTATACGAAAAGAACACCCATGCTACGCGGTAAGAAATTGAAAATAACAACAAAATTGCTTATGCGAGGTTTTTGCAAAGCGCTCTACGGTGATGTCAACAGCTTGCGCAAACTCAAACATGATTTAAAAGCATCAGAAGATGAGCTGCGCAAATGCTATCGTGACTATCTAATCAGCTTCAATGAGAAATGTAAAGCTAACCCTGGGGCAATGTTGGATATAGAAAAGGAGTTCAATCAATACGATGAGATACTCAAGTTTGTCAACAAGAAACAATCAAAGTATTCTGAGAAAGAGGATTGGGATAGTGAAGATAAGGTCGGTCAAGGCGTGATGTCTCTGTCAAAGCGTGTTAACATGCTTTTTTCTGCATATGCAAGATGTCTCCTCGAGAAGGTACGCGCCATCGCTAAAACACGAAACCGTAACATTATCTTCGCTACGCACGGTTCTGATGAACAATTATCAGATGAAATAGCAGCACTTATGGCTGAACGTGCACGCAAAGGTGAAAAGTGGTTCTTATGTGATGTATCCGAATGGGATGCGTCATTTAATGATGCTATGGCCGGCTTTTCAACAGAGCTGGTACGTATGCTTGGTGGCCACGTTATTGGTGAGTACATACTTGAATGGTTCAAAGCGTTCAGGTCTAGCTGGCATGCAGTCATCGCATCCAAAGCTGGTAAGTGCACACTTGACGGCACAAGCAAACAATTTTCTGGCAACCCTTTCACCATAGTCGAGAACACACTGTGTAATGCCGCGCTGATGAATGCAGTATTTGATTTTCACGGGCATGCGTTATCCATCTTCAAGGGCGACGACTCTGCAATTTATTGCATGAGCACGACGTTTACTTCTGATGGTGAAGCACTGCTCGGTGATTTTGGTCATAAACTCAAGTCATCAATGACGGACATAGGTGAATTCGCCGGTTATTTTATAACTGAACTTGGCTTATTCCCTGACGTTGTACGTAGATCGTGTCGTTTCCTAGGTGCTGTGTATCGTAATGAAGCACACTTCTTAGAAGCGAAAACCAACGTTAAGAACTGTTGTTCCACAGTTAAATCACAAGAACAAGTGAATCTCGGCTGCGCCATGACAGCGCTTCATTATGAGGGTAAGATCACCCACATGAACGCAATCAATCTCTTTAACTTCTGTCGCAACATCGACGACGTGCATTGGTCAAAACTTATGCCAATACGCAAGCCAATACTACGCAGTTGATAACATATCTGCTTGTACATATTGTAAATATATTGTAAATAATGTAAACTTTTATATCCAAAATACATATCATCCAGCGCTCCTCTACCTACGCGCTTTCCTTTGCTAAATTAGCTCCATCTCTCGATTTCATATCTAGTGCCTATACAACATTCTTCCTTAATGGCTGAACAAGCTACAAACCAAATTGATTCTGACCTCTTCAATGGAATGTCAACAAACAGCGAGATTCAATCCGCTCCTGAGGCGTCAATATCACCGTCTCACGCCTTCGTTGCCAAAACAATACATCCTCCATCTGCTGTTGGCAACTACGAGGGCATCCCAACGAACGACACACGTTCACAAGTCCTCCTTAATTGGACAGGATTTGACCTAACCAATCCACCGTTAGGAGGCTATGTCACCGGCGTGCGTCCACCCGCTATTTTTCCATCTGAATGGGCATTCTTAGTGCCCAATGGCGGACGAATTAAGTACATCACGTTTTTCAAAGATGTTACTTCTGGCATATGGTATCAAGATCTTGCCAATGTAGGCATTGTTGATACTTATGATTGGGACAATTGGTTTTACGATGCCAATAAGTATCGTCAAGCATATCGATCAACGACTATTTGCTTGAACGCCACCATGTTTAACAATGTTGGCATGGTATCGAGTTGCCAATTCAATCCCGCAGTTCTCTTCACTGGCACCATTTTAACGCTAGCTGAAAAGGACCCTGCTTTGTTTATGCGTCACATGCGAGCGCAGATGACCGCGAAGAAAATTAATATTCTCTCTCGCACGCACGCTGAGTACGACGATAAACTTACCCATTGGCTTCGGCTACCCAAACATATCCGCCTCGATTTAGCGGAAGTTTTTGGGCTGAAAGACACCGACGCTCTTGAGCTTGACCCCAACACTTTGTTCCAACTGATTAATTTTGGAAACAGTGGCGAGGACACACTCAACAGCGACTTTGTTCCCACGCTTTCCCAAGTTTTGCAATCATCGCAACGCTCTATGGGGGGCAAAGCCATGGAAGGCACGTTTACCGTACAGCGCATGAACACAGTTGCGCCAAAATGGTACGTTGCTAACACCACTAAAGCAGGCGGCGGTTATCCTAACCTAAAGGGGCTCTACCAGTGCAACACTTACTGGATAGACAATTTGAACATCCCCCACGTTGTGTCCTTTTTCGAAAATGCTCCGACCGGCACCCTACTCCCCGCACTTGTTCCCTTGTGCGACACAGAATGGGGCGACGACTGGACATGGTCTTGGACGCACTTTAAAGGTATGGTTCCCAACAATGTATTAACCGGCGATTTAACCGTCGCATCAGAACTATTCTCACTTAAAACATATTTGGGTTTAGAAGTACAACCAGCGAATAAATCAGCTTGGTCTGGAATGATGCGACTGTCCCCAAAACCGGATTTGACAGCAATGCAGGCTTTAATGGATGCCTTCTACGAATTGAAGGACACCTTCCCTGCACGCTACAACTTTTGGGGCACATTGGGCACAATTGCAGCTTCTGGCTTGAAAACACTCGGCTCATCACTACTCAAAGAACTTGTAGGCGGTGATAAAACCAAGAAGGCCAAAACAAAACCTGCTGCACCTGCCCGCCGGCAACAAACATCTGCACCGGTATCCACACGCCAACGCCAGCGACCGCATTTCGCTGCTGCACGACGTCGCGATGTTCGAAACTTGAACCGCGACATGCAACAGCTGAACGTCGACACACGCCCGCGACAACGCCAACAACGTCGTGCTGCACCAGTGGCCCGATCCGCACCACAAGCACCACGACAAAGGCCCAGACAACAGAGGCCTAGACGCGCATTACCACAAGCGTCCGCACCACCTATGCCTTTATCTGCATAAGTTTTGCGTTAGTTAGTTACTTATAACTCGTTCCACACGTCAGTGGATGTGATTATGCATTGGACCATCACATAAAATCCTACTCTTATTGTAGGCTGGAAGGAAAACCAGTAAAGTCCGCGAAGGATGCCCAATGAGGCAAACCATAAATAACCAAGAGGTTTTTCCAATTTCCTCACAATAGCACTTATAAAGATCCTGTAATATCTTTGTAAGCATCATGTACATTTGTTAACATGTTTTCTTTAGTATTCTTTCAAATTTGTAATATTTACTCTTATTAGAAACCTGCAGGGGG